TCAAACACCGGGACACGATGCAGTCCTGGCCGGAAGGCTCGTGGTGTCAGGCAGGCGAGTACATCCGCGTGCCGAAGTGGGGCGGCGATCGTTGGGAAGTCAAAGTTCCTGGCGAAGATGACAAGGAAGACCCGGCGCTCTTCATGATCCTGAACGATCATGAGGTGATCGCTAAGGTCACGGGCAATCCGCTGGCGATGAGGGCATTCGTATGAGCACCGAACCGAAGATCAAGGAAGAATCGTTTGAGGTGACCGAGGAGAAAGATGGCTCGGTCGTCGTAGAGTTGCCGGAGACCATCGAGTCGCCGGACAAGGAAGCGCAAGCCGATGGGGATGAAGATCATCCCGACGATACCGATGCAGTACGCGAGGCGCGACGTGCTCGGCGGCGTGCGAAAAAAGAATACATCCGCAAGAGTAATGAAGAGAAGGACCAGCGGCTCCAGCTGCTACAGCGGCAGAACCAGGAGCTGATGGAGCGGCTGGCGGCGGTTGAGCGCAAGACGCACACTGCGGATCTAGCCCGGTTGGATTCCGCAATTTCGGATGAAGAGTCGCGGCTCGAGTTCTTCCGCCGGAAGATGCAGGAGGCAACCGATAACTCGGATGGCACGGCATTTACCAAAGCGCAGGAAGCTTGGTATGAGTCGCGTCGCAAAGTTGAGGCGATGCAGGGCATCAAGCAGCGTGCCGTACAGGCGACCAACAACGATGCAGGCCCGGCAAATCCGAAGTTGGTGCGACTGGCCAATCAGTGGATGGAGCGCAACCCCTGGTACGACCCGAATGGCGGCGACGAAGATTCGCAGATCGCCAAGGTTGTCGACAACAAGTTGGCGGCCGAGGGTTGGGACCCGACCGGCGAAGAGTATTGGGAAGAGTTTGACCGTCGCTTGCAGCAACGGTTACCGAGTCGGTATACTGGTGATCAGGATGAGCAACCCAGGAGACGGCCTCGAAGTGTAGTGACGGGTTCCGGGCGTGAATCGCAGACCTCACGCGGTAATTCTTTTGTTCTTGAGCCCGAACAGGTTCGAGCGATGAAAGAAGCGGGATTTTGGGACAACCCAGAAGTTCGCAACCGGATGATCAAGCGTTACGCTGAACAAGCACGAAACAATAGGGGCTAAACATGGATTCTCGTCTAAAAAAATCTCTCTCTGCCGGTGGTCGCGAAACTCGCGCAAGCGAGGACGCCAGCCGCGTTGCACCTGAAGAAAAGTTCATGTCGTCGCAGGAACGTCGCAAGATGTGGAGCGATGAGTGGACACAGAGTGCGCTACCAAAGTTGCCCGAACTGCCGGGCTGGCATCTTTGCTGGTTGTCAACCACCAACAGCTACGACAGCATCGATAAGCGGATTCGCCTTGGATACCAACCTGTCGCTCAGGATGAGTTGAAGGGGTTTGAGAATTACCGCGTAAAGGCTGGAGAGCACGTTGGCTATATCGCCTGCAACGAAATGCTCCTGTTCAAGATTCCGATCGATATGTATCAGGACATTATGTTGCAGATGCACCACGAGAAACCGATGGAGGAGGCGGAAAAGATCCGCGTCCAACTCGAGAACTTGCAGGGTGCGCGAGACTCGTCAGGCAAACACCTGGGGAGGGTTGAAGGCGAAGGCTTTGGTGACATGGACCGTCACGTTCCCACGCCTGTCTTCTAAGGCTGGGGTCATCAATCAAGGAGTTAATTATGTCTGCGACTAATGCTCCGTTCGGTCTGCGCCCCGCGTTCCATCCTAGTGGTCTGGATCGCGCTCAGGCGCTCGCCGGCGGTATTGCGTCGGGTTACAACACCGACATTCTCAAAGGTCAGCCTGTCAAGCTCGACTCTAACGGCAACATCGTTGTTGCTGATCCGGGCGATGCCTTCCAAGGCGCGTTCGCTGGCGTGGAGTTCACCGACACCACGGGTCGTCGTCGCGTGTCGAACTACTGGCCGGCCAACACGGCTTACCAGACTGGTTCGTGCGTGGCTTACTTCTACAACGATCCCAATATCGTTTATGAGATCCAGGCTCAAGGCTCTTTGCAGCAGAGCTCGATCGGCGATATGGCGGATCTCAGCAACACCACTGCTGGCTCGACGACCACCGGTCTGTCGCAATGCACGCTTTCGACCACGCTGGTCGGTGCGGGTAATAGCGCTCAGATGCTGATTCGTGATCTGGCTCCGTACCCCGACAATGCTTGGGGAGACGCGTACACGGTTGTACGAGTGACGATCAACGAGTCGCAGTTCAATGCGTCCGTGAACGCCATTTAAGAGAGGTGAATCATGGCCGCTCCGATGCGCAGTACTGATTTTCGGTCCATTGTTGAACCGATCCTTAACGAATGCTTCGATGGTGTTTATGACCAGCGGGCTGATGAGTGGAGCCGAGTGTTCCGCGAGCAGCAAGGCATTCCCCGCAACTACCACGAAGAGCCGGTTCTGTACGGCTTTGGTGCCGCTCCTGAGCTGCCTGACGGCACTCCGGTTACGTACCAGCAGGGTGGTGTGCTGTTCCTCAAGCGCTACGTCTACAAGGTCTATGGTCTGGCCTTCGCTCTGACGAAAGTGCTGGTCGAGGACGGCGATCACATTCGTATCGGTCAGGTGTACGCACGTCACCTTGCTCAGTCGCTGATTGAGACCAAGGAAACGCTGGCTGCGAACATTCTGAACCGTGCGTTCAATGCTTCGTATCCTGGCGGTGACGGTGTCGCGCTGAACAGCAACGCGCACCCGATCGTTAGCGGTACGTTTAGCAACCTGCTGACCACCGCGGCGAACCTGTCGCAGACCTCGCTCGAGCAGATGCTTATCCAGATCCGTCAGGCTGTTGACAACAACGGCAAGAAGATTCGTCTGGTCCCCCGCCAGCTGGTGGTGGCTCCGGGCAACGTCTTCCAGGCGGAAGTGCTGCTCAAGTCGGTTCTGCGGGCTGGCGTGGCAAACAACGACATCAACCCGATCAAGTCGATTGGCTTGCTCGACGAGGGTGCCGCTGTGATCTCGCGTCTGACCTCCGCCACTGCGTGGTGGGTGCAGACCGACGCGCCGGAAGGGATGAAGCTGATGATGCGCCGTGGTCTGGAAAAGACTATGGAAGGTGACTTTGAGACCGACACCATGCGGTACAAGGCCACCGAGCGTTATGACCTCGGCTTCACTGATCCGCGTGCGATGTACGGTACGCCGGGCGTCTAAGTAACCGAGAACGGAGAAACATCATGGCCCTGACTAATTTCCCGAATGGGATCACTAGCTTCGGGGTGCCCGTTCTCGGAACCATCGGCGGTCTGCCGTTCTCTGGAAACTACTACTTCGTAGATCCGGTGAACGGCGCTGATGGCAACGACGGCACTCCTGAGCTGCCTCTCAAGACGCTTTACGGTGCCCTGGCTAAGTGTACGGCTGGCAACAACGATGTGGTCGTGCTGATGGGCGACGGTACTGCGGCGGGTTCTGCCCGTCTGAGCACCGCGCTCGCTCAGTCGATTGATTCGACGGTGACGGCTGGTACGCTGAACTGGAACAAGAACGCGACGCACCTTATCGGTATGGCTGCTCCCACGATGGTGGCGCAGCGTGCGCGAATTGCTCCGCCAACGGGTACCTACACGGCTGCGACCTTCAACAGTGATGCGTTCATCAACGTCACTGCCTCGGGTTGTTACTTTGCTAATCTGTCCGTGTTCTGTGGATTCTCCACGGGCTCGGCCAGCATGATTGCGTGGACCGATTCGGGTTCGCGTAACGCATACAGCAACGTGAACATCTACGGCATGGCGGATGCTGCGTCTGCGGGTGGTGCGAATGCTCGGTCCCTGAAGTTGAATGGGGGCGGTGAGCATACGTTCATCAACTGCACGCTCGGTGGTGACACCGTGGCGCGTAGCGCGGCAAACGCAACCCTTGAGCTGGCCAGCGGTACCGCTCGCAATACCTTCATCGATTGCGTCTTCCCGTTCCAGTGCAGTGCTGGCACGCCTCTCGGCCTCAAGGTTGGAGCGGCGGCTGGTATGGATCGGTATGCAATCTTTAAGGGCTGTTCCTTCATCAACAACGTTGGTTCGACTTCGACCAGCATGACGGCGTTTGCTACCCTGGCAGCGTCGGCTGGTGGTCAAGTTGTGATCAAAGATGCGATGATGGTCGGCATTGGCGAGTTTGGCTCCGATGCTTCCTCCCTGGGTCAGATCTACGTCGATATGCCTGCTCCGAGCGCGGCGGCTGGCGGTATCGGTGTAAATCCGTCGTGATGAACCTCCGGCCGCTTCGGTGGCCGGATTAAAGGAGGTTGAAATGGGTCAGTTCAAGCCGATGGTCAAGATGGAGACCACGGAGCCCACCGTTGAGCTCAAGCTCAAGAAAGGTGGCAAGGTTGAGAAGAAGATGCAGATGGGTGGTTCGCCAGACATGGCGGCTCCCGCAGCTCCTTCGATGCCGGCCCGTGGCGGAATGATGCCCCCTGCAACGCCGATGCGCCCCTCGCTGGCTGCTCGTCGTCGTGCGATGCGTGCGATGCCTTCTGGTGCTGCTCCCGCGGCTCCGGTGGGGATGGCCGGCCGCATGATGAAAGAGGGCGGTGAGAGCAAAGCCGAGCACAAGGCTGAGATGGCCAAGACCGCAAAGGCGTTGAAAGAACACGCCGGCAAACCCGCTAGCAAGGCTCACAAGGGCCTGAAGACTGGCGGCGTGGTCATGGGCCAGGGTGGCTACAAGCACGGCGGCATCATCAACACCGAGGGTCAAGGTGGCGAGTATCGCGACACCAAGATGCACGACGGTGGGAAAGAGCACAAGACGCCCAAGAAGACCGGCGAGGTCGTGATGGGCAAGCCCGGTGGTTATGCGACCGGGGGCGTGGCCAAAGCTAATGCGGGCGGCTATAAAAAGGGCGGTGCCGCAAAAAAAGCTTTCGCTACGGGGGGAGTTGTTGATAGCGGTGCCCCCGTAGCGATGCCTCAAGGCCGCAAAAAACCTAGTGCTCCGGTATCAATTACCGCGTTGTCTGGCACCTTCAAGAAAGGCGGCAAAGTTACAGCTGCCGAGGGTCGTCTGCACAAGAACTTCGAGAAAGAGAACGCTACGGCCATGAAAGAGGCCAAGGCGTACTCTAACGAGGTTTACAGCAAGTACGGCAAGAAGATGGCCGGTGGCGGCGTTCCTTCAGCGGTTCGTGACCAGAGGCAGACTGAAGAAAATCAGCGAGCCTATGAAAACTGGGAACGATCGCAAACGCAAGAGAACGAAGCCATGAGGAATGCTATTACAGGGTTCCCGCGGAAAGTGATGAGGGGCATCAAGGGGTTGTTCTCGTCTGGTGCGCCGAAGGGTAGCGTGACGGAAACCGAGAAGTCGGTGACAGTGACGCCATCCAAAAAGCGCGGAGGCGCGGTGACCTGTTGAACCGCAGGGGCTTCGGCCCCTGCCTCATTTTGAAGGCGTTGAATGATGAGTACAACTATCTCGTCAATTACAAGGCAAGGGGCATACGAGCCTTTTGAGTTGCAAGTCGCTCGCGGACAGATTCAGGGCCACAGAAGTGTTGTTGTGTTTGGTTTTAATCCGGACGTAGACACCTCGCAGGTATCAGTCTGGCCGTTGCCAAGCCTAATTACGTTTCCGGCCGCTGCACTGCAAATGACAGTAAGTTCGTCAAACGCAAACGATACGGCGTTAGGCACAGGAGCCCGTACAGTTGTTGTGCAGGGGTTGGATGCCAACTACAACGAAGTAAGTGAGACGGTCACGCTAAACGGGCAGACTGCCGTTACGATGACGGCGTCCTTGCTTCGAGTCAATTATGCTTATGTGCTCACGGCTGGATCTGGAAACGGCGCTGCTGGTGACATCTACATAGGCACTGGTGTTGTAACAGCAGGCGTTCCTGCAACCACATACGACGTTATCAAGTTTGACTACAACACCACAATAACTGGAAGTTGGACGGTTCCCGCGGGTTACACCGCATACGTCTCCCAGGGGTTGTTTTCATCTGGTCAAGCGGGTGGTTCTAATCAAGTTCAAGGCAGACTGTTGACGAGAGGAACAGACAACATTCGGCGCACCGCCGCAGTTACGAGTATCAACAATGGCGTGGCAGACTATGTGTTTGAGTATCCAATCGTGATCCAAGAAAAGACAACAATTGAAGCAACAGCAATTGGTAGTTCTAACAACAATGCTGTTTCGTCAATGTTCATCTTGGTGTTGGTCAAAGAAGGTCCGTAATGCCAGCAAAGACCCAAGCGCAGTTTCGGCTGATGAAGGCCGCGGAGAACAATCCGACGTTTGCGAAGAAGGTTGGCATCAAGCCTAGTGTGGCGGCGGAGTTCACGTCGTCTAACGTAGGCAAGAAGGCCTACGGCAAACTGCCGGAGCGCATGAAAAAAGGCGGACCTAGTCTGGCCATTGGGCGAGGCGAAAAACTGCCTGCAAAGCAAGGTGCCGGGCTGACGGAGAAAGGCCGGGCAAAGTACAATCGCGAGACAGGCAGCAACCTGAAGGCACCGCAGCCGCAGGGAGGGCCGAGGCGGGACTCGTTCTGTGCCAGGATGGGTCCAATTGCACGCAGTAGTGAACGGGGGAGCCGCGCTCGAGCCTCAATGAAGCGCTGGAATTGCCCCGGTTGGTAGGGTGAACCATGGCCTATTCTGGAACCGTTGGGACGACCGTCATCCAAGTCCAGACCCTGATTGATCATGGGGCGCGGCGGTGCGGGAAATTGGCCGAAGAGCTGACTTCTGAGCAGGTATTGAGCGCTCGGGAGTCGTTGTACTTCCTGTTGTCCAATCTGATCAACATCGGCATTCAGTATTGGGCCATCGACAAGAAGGTGTACGGGCTCCAGGCGGATCAGTACGTCTACAAGCTGCCTGTTGGTGGCAATGACGTGCTGCAAGCGCTCTATCGGCGCATGAATCGACCCTCTGGGGCGTATGCAACGAGTGCTGGCGGGACGGTTGAGAACGCGTTTGATAGCAACATTGACACAATCTGCACGCAATCAGCCCCGAATGGCAACATTTCCGTCAATTATGGGACGAACAATCCCGTCTACATTGGCTCAATCGGCGTACTTCCGGGCGTTTCTGGCAGTATCGACTGCATATTTGAGTATTCCAGCGACGGAATTGCCTGGAGCACGCTCTATGACCCCGGAGTGACGGCCTGGGTCAACAACGAGTGGATCTGGTACGACATTGAGCCCGGTCAAACGGTCGAGTGGTACCGGATTCGGGCAAGAAATGGGTCGACTTTGTCGCTTAGAGAGCTGTATTTCGGCAATAACTCGACCGAAATCACGATGGCGCGGCTAAATCGTGATGACTACACCAATCTGCCGAACAAAAACTTCACGGCGAACCAACCGTTTCAGTATTGGTTCAACCGGACCATTCCGCAGGCGGAAATCACGCTCTGGCCGGTGCCTTCGGACCCGTTTGTGCAGATGACGGTCTGGTACTCGAGGCAGATCATGGATGTTGGTGATCTGTCCGGAGAGCTAGAGATCCCGCAGCGGTGGTATCTGGCGGTTCAGTCAATGTTGGCGCATCAGATGTCGCTGGAACTGCCGGGAGTGGCGACAGACCGCATCCAGTACCTGGAAGGTCAGGCGGATAAGTACCTGACGCTGGCCGAGGTGGAAGAGCGCGACAAGTCGCCGATCTACTTTGCCCCGAACATCAGCGTATACACAAGGTAATCATGCCGCGATTTCTGGACACGCTAGGCTACTCTGACATTGCAATAGCGGTCTGCGATCGTTGCAAGATGAAGCGCCCCCATGCGGTGATGAGGAGTGATCCGAACTTCCCAGGGTTGCAGGTATGCAACGAGGGATGCGCGGACGAGTTTGACCCGTACCGGTTGCCGGCGCGAAAGACAGAACGAATCACGATTAGGTTTCCCAGGCCCGATGTGTCTGTAGCGGTTGACCCGAACAACCTGACTACCGGAGGATACGGCAACTATGTAGTATCGCCGGAGCAGAATACGCAGACGCCGGAGAACAACGGCAACCTAGACAGCATCGAGGTGTAGTGTGGCGAACGTAACGATCACCCAACTGCCTGCGGCCGGCGTAATTACCGGGTCGGAACTAGTCCCCATCGTTCAGAACGGTCAGACGGTTCGCACGACGACCGGTGCAATTGCTGCCTCGCCGAGTCAAACACAGACCTTCCTGACGTTGAATCAGGAGCCGTCATTACCGAACAGTCGGTTTCTGCAAGGCGGGGTTGGAATTGGCCTGACGGACGCCGGGGCGCAGTCCTATCTGCAAATAGTGCTTAACGGGGCCTCTGGAAGCCTCGAGGCTGCGTCAAACGGCGTGATCGTCAAGACGGGTTCAGGATCGGTCACAAATCGCTCTATCGCGGTTTCTGGGGACGGCTTATCGATTGCGAACGGCAGTGGCGTTGCTGGCAACCCGACGATCTCGTTGACGGGTATTGCGCTCGCCATGGCGCAAGTATCTGGGACAGGATTCCTGGCAGTGGTCGGAGGCACGACAATTGCAGGCCGTGAGCTGTTCGGAACGGCGCAGCAGATCAACGTGACGGCCGGGAATGGGACGAACAGTCCCGTGTTCTCGTTGGCACCGAATACCGTGATTCCAGGCACTGGCTCGATCACGATTCCCGTAGGAACGACGGCGCAACGGCCAGTCGGGCTCTT